TCGGCGGCGTCGTCGGGACGACAGGGAGTTGTGTCGGAACAACATCGGTCGGCGCAGTCTCAAACCCGCTCGACCGCGACATGTAGAGAACAATGAGGGCGATGACAATCACGAGTCCGAGTGCGATACCGGCCCACTTGTGCATTATACTATTACGTCATGATAAATTTCAACCTCAAGAACCTTGACGTTCTTGAGGCCAAAGGCCAAAAGCTGTTGCTTTTGCTGACCTGTTTTTTTGATTCGCGTGCGTCTAGTTGGAGAAGGCAAGGCCGCCCATGCCGCTCTGGATACGCAGCACGTTGTAGTTGATCGCAAACATCTTCTGGGTCGTCGCCACCGAGTTGGACTTCAGGGTGATCGCCAACTGAGCGTTGTCGATGCGCGAGAAGTTGCAGGTGCCCGTCGGCTGGTGCTCCTCCGGCTGCAGCGCGAAGGAATAGCAGTAAATGCCGGGGTAGGGGCAGCCAGTGTGGTGGTAGAACGGCTGGACGGAGTTGAAGTACTTGCCGGACTGCTCCTTGAAGCGATCCTGGCCGTTGAGCACAACCTTGAACAGGTGCAGAGGACCCACCTCAACACCGTAGGCGATGTTGGAGGTGGCAGCCTGCGTGCCCTCCTCAACCCAGTACACGTTGGCGGACGTCGCGCTGAACAGCACGTTGGAGGAGATCAGGTTGGAGTTGACGATGGAGAACTGCGTCGGCAGAGCGTTGTACGTCGTCTGGCCGGTGCCGGTCACGTTGGATCCAGCGGCAAAGCCGGCCGGCACAAACAGGTGGGGCACACCCGTCAGGTGGGGCAGGATGTACTGGCCAGCCTGGCAGAACGCGCGGGTGTCGCAGGTCACGTTCACGTTGGCCGTCGACGTGCAGAAGTTCCACATGCCGTTCAGCTGGGTCGTCTGCTGGGCAGACGCCGTGGGGTTCTGGTAGCACCACACCAGCTCCTTCACGGGGTGGTTGAAGGCCACACGGACCAGCTGCACGTTACCCTCCTCGGAAGAGCCAGACGTCAGAGCATCACCGCCGGTGTGCTGGATCTGCTCAATCAGGTACTCGTGACCCTTCTGGGCGAAACGACGACGCTCCTCAGTGTCCAGGTAGATGTAGTTGCCCCACACCTCGAAAGCCGAGCCCAGGAAGTAGCTGTTGTAGTACGCCGTCGTGTCAAAGTCCAGACGCACCTCGTGGTACTGCAGGGCGATCAGAGGCAGGTAGAGGCCGGGGTTGCGGTTGAAGAAGAAGAGCAGGGGCAGGTACACCTTGGGGCGGGACGTCTGGGTCGTGTTGTAGTTGCCCTGCGTCGTCATCTTGCCCCAGGCATACTTGTCAGACTCGTTGAGGTACAGCTCGGAATACAGGCGCCACCAGGTCTGGTAGTGCTTGTCGACGCGCTGACCACCGATCGTCAGCTCCACGGCGGAGATGGCACGCTCGGCAATCCAGTTGGTATCCCAGTTGGTGTTGGTCGACGTCAGCAGAACTGCGCCCGGTGCAGTCTCCTTGGGAACAAGGGGCGTCAGGGCCAGGTGCATGTTACCAATCAGATCGCCGTTGCGGGCAATCGTCACGGACAGGCGGGTCTGGTTCCCCGGAGTGCCGCTCACCGTCTGCTGGATCAGCTCCATCGCAAAGTTCGTGTGGCGCTTGTACACCGCCTGGAAGAAAGTAACCTTGGGGTTACCGGTGAGGTAAACGTCCTGAGCGCCATAGGCAACGAGTTGCATGAGTCCACCAGCCATTTAACATTGAGCAAGAGAAAAAAACAACAGGAAGCTGGATCCTTCGTGTTGTGTTTTTTTGGAACAAGTTCCTGATTTTGTGCTGCTGCTGTGCTGCGGTTGTACGTCTAGTTGGAGAAGGCAAGGCCGCCCATGCCGCTCTGGATACGCAGGATGTTGTAGTTGACGGCGAACAGCTTCTGCAGAGTCGTCTGCATCTGGGACTTCATCTGGATCGACACCTGGGCGTTGTCAATGCGAGAGAAGTTGCACGTGCCAGTGGGCTGGTGCTCCTCCGGCTGCAGGGCGAACGAGTAGGAGTAGATGCCCGGGTAAGGAGTGCCGGTGTGGTGGTAGAACGGCTGCACCTGGTTGAAGTACTTGCCAGTCTGCTCCTTGAAGCGATCCTGGCCGTTGAGCACAACCTTGAACAGGTTGAGCGGGCCAACCTCCACGGCACCGTTCGTCACGGTGGCGCTGGTGTTGCCGATGCTCAGACCCTCCTCGATCCAGTAGGCGTTGCCGGTCGGGGGCACGCCGGTGGTACCCTGGAAACCAGCGAACGCCGGCAGCTGGCCAGCCATGCTGAACAGCGTGGGCACACCGGTCAGGTGGGGCAGCACGAAGTTGTTGGAGGCGACCAGCACCTGCACGTTGGAGGTGATGTTCACGTTGGCCGTGTTGGAGCAGAAGTTCCACATGGCGTTCAGGTTGGAGCCGTAGCCGGTCGCACCCTGGGTGGACGCAACGGACGGGTTGGTGTAGCACCACACCAGCTCCTTCACCGGGTGGTTGAAGGACAGGCGGATCAGCTGGGGAGAGCCCTCGGAGCTGCCGGCCGTCGCGGAGGACGTCACGGCATCACCGCCGGTGTGCTGCACCTGCTCGATCAGGTACTCGTGACCCTTCTGGGCGAAGCGGCGACGCTCCTCCGTGTCCAGGTAGATGTAGTTGGCCCACACCTCAAAGGCGTTCGTGGTGCCAAAGTACTTGTCGTAGTAGGCGGTCAGGTCAAAGTCCAGGCGCACCTCGTGGTACTGCAGGGCGATCAGGGGCAGGTACAGGCCGGGGTTGCGGTTGAAGAAGAAGAGCAGGGGCAGGTACACGCGCATGTTGGGGGCACCAGTCGACGAGGGCGTCGCGTTGCCCTGGGTGGTCATCTTGCCCCACGCGTACTTGTCGGAGTCGCTCAGGAACAGCTCGGCGTACAGACGCCACCAGGTCTGGTAGTGCTTGTCGATGCGCTGGCCACCGATGGTCAGCTCAACGGCAGCCACGGCGCGCTCGGCGATCCAGTTGGTGTCGTACACGGTGTTGTTGGAAGACAGACCGGCCGTCGACACGGGGGTCAGGGCCAAGTGCATGTTGCCGACCAGGTCACCGTTGCGGGCGATGGTCACGGACACACGGCCGGAAGCGGCCGGGGAGCCGTTGGTCGTCTGCTGGATCACCTCCATCGCAAAGTTCGTGTGGCGCTTGTACACCGCCTGGAAGAAAGTCACCTTGGGGTTACCGGTAAGGTAAACATCCTGAGCACCGTAAGCAACGAGTTGCATCAAACCACCAGCCATTTTGTAGTTAGCCAAGAAAATAATTGACGCACCGCGTCAGCGCAGTCTAAAGTTTCTGTCCGCCTAAAGTACACATGTCTGTAGATCGCGTGCCTGAGGATGAGGAGCTTATGATGGATGATGAGGACGAAGAGGGGGAGTTTGGCGAGGACATGCTCGTAAACCTGCTGACCACTGAGGAGGGGGATACGATCCCGACCATCCTGGCTGGTCTGGCTGGCTCGATGGATGCCATCGCCAAGCACCTGGAGAAGCAGAATGTCATCCTGGTGAAGATGCTGTCTGTCCTGTCGGCCAAGCCGGCGGCGCCTGTGTACACTGCCGCGCCCGCCTAGAGCTTCTTGCGAAAGTAAAACACGAGGAGACTGATGAGCGCCGTCCAGCCGACAAGGTGATCAACCTTGTTCATCACCTGGATCTGCTGATCAGCCATCTTGTTAAACTCATCCTTATAGCCCTGTGGCTTAAAGGGGAGCCAAAAGTACCGTCCAAACGGTACAACCGTCGGGCCGAGCTTGTCCCGACAGTTGTACGAGTAATCATACCATGCGAGCGCGATATACGGGAACCAAATCAGAAAAAAGAGGACCCAAAAGTTCTTGGGTGGCAGGTACCAATAGCCTCCTGCGATTGCGAGCGAAAAGATGATACACTTGATGTTGAACTTGAAGGGAGCTCCTGGAAAGATCCCACCGGCCATCTACCTCTAGCTAGAGAAAATAGACGCGCGTTGAGTAATGGATCCCCCGGTGAGTTCCCGTGAGAAGAAGCGGACCGCGGCCAAACGGGACAAGGGTCACCACATATACTCGACCAAAACGGTACGTATCAAGCAGGCTCTGGTGGCGGCCAAGAAGACCTGATAAGAATATGTTGCGCTATGTCACCATGGAGCAAGTACATACGATCGATCGGGAACAGACACGCGAACATGCACAGGAAATACGTATGGAGGTTCTTCGGTCCGAGGTGACGAGTCTGACGCCAGACCGCCTTGAACAGTTCATCGGGCAACTCGAGGAAAAGATGGGGTTAACCTGTAAGGGTGATCGATTCGCACCGCTCACAAATGGGTTTCGCCAGTTCTTTCGTGATGACGAACTTGACGCAAACGGCATGCCACAAAATGTCGACCTAGAGCGAATCCTAGAACAAAAGCGTCGTCTCGTAAACCTCTTCTCCGAGCTGTACCATCGTTCAAGCGAGCTGGGTCTCAAGGACCGACCCACTCACGACGTCAACGGTGACGAGTTTCGAATCTCGTTTCGCATGATGCGTCTCATCGAGACGGCTGACGATGCGTACGAGATTATCTTCAGGTACGTGCGTTCGTTCGAGCGCATCAATCATCCCACGTGTATCGCACCCGTGACGGATGATGTCGAGTTGTCAATGTTTCGTTGTAAGACGATCGACGAGGCTGATGAAGACAACCAGCCGAGCCCGTTTCAGTGTTTGCTCTTGTACCTCTTGCACAAGGCGTACGTGATGAGGATGCGTCGGTACAAGGGGCAGTGTTGCAAGCAGATTGAGACGGCCGATGGACATCAGACCAAGGCGTGGAAGCCTCTGATGGAAATTAAGGAGTTTGTCTATTTCTACACGCAAAAGGAGGATAAGTATGACATGTGGCGTAACCTGACGAGCAAGGGATCGATCGTCAAGGATACCATCACGCACATGAGCAACTGTCGCGACATGCAGTTTCCAGAAATCAAGAAGAACAGGTATGTATGGTCGTTTTCGAACGGCATCTTCATCGGCAAGGAGTGGGATGCCACCCATGAAAAGTACACGTCGCGGTTTTACGAGTATGACAAGCCGGATTGCCAGTCACTCGACCCGACAATCGTGAGCTGCAAATACTTTGACTTGCCCTTCGATCACTACCCGGAACTCGAGGACTGGTACGACATTCCGACACCATTTATGCACTCGGTCATGAGTTACCAAAAGTTTTCAGAGGAGGTGTGCCGTTGGCTGTACGTCTTTGTCGGACGTCTGTGTTTCGACACGGGCGATCTCGACTCGTGGCAGGTGATTCCCTTCTTGAAGGGTATCGCCCGATCGGGCAAGTCGACCATCATCACCAAGGTGTGCAAGAAGTTTTACGACAATGAGGATGTGCGTACGCTGTCAAACAACATTGAGAAGAAGTTTGGTCTGTGGTCGATCCACGACGGCTTCATGTTCATCTCGCCAGAGGTGAAGGGTGATCTTGCGCTCGAGCAGGCGGAGTTTCAGTCGATGGTGTCCGGTGAGGATGTGTCGATTGCACGCAAGAATGAAAAGGCGCTGAGCATGACCTGGAACGTCCCGGGCATCTTGGCTGGTAACGAGGTGCCCGGCTACCGCGACAACTCGGGGTCGGTGCTTCGTCGTCTCGTGACGTGGAACTTTGGCAAGCAGGTGGCTCGCGCCGATCCAAAGCTGGATGAGAAGCTCGAGGGTGAAATTCCAGCCATTCTGTGCAAGTGTATCCGGGCCTACCTCGAGTATTCACAGCGTCACAACGGTGAGGATATTTGGAACGTGTTGCCCGAGTACTTCAAGTCGGTTCAGAATGAGGTGGCCAAGCTGACGAATCCGCTCCAGCACTTTCTGTCGTCCGAGAAGGTGGTCTACGGACCGGAGCACTTTGTGCCCCAGAAGATCTTCGTCCAGATGTTCAACCAGCACTGTACGGAGAATCTGCTTGGTCGGTGTCGCTTCAATCCAGACACGTACGCCGGGCCATTCTCGTCACGTGATATTGAGGTTCGGAACAACACGTGCTCGTACAGGGGTCAGGCACTCACGGCACAGCCTGTCATTTACGGTCTCGACTGTGTGATGACTGACATGGCACAGGATGTGTAAAAATATTGCACAGTAGTATATGAGCTCGCCAGCACGGGCAAACGCAATCGCCCGTATAAAAAAGGTTCTCGGGGCACGTCGCACCGGCGGTACCACAGTCGGTACGATGTACACTGGTTCAGACTTTACGCTCTCACAAGTTGAAATCACGGGTCGTACCGTGTCATTCACAATCCCGTTTTCACGGTTTCACCTCCCGGCGCACCTTCCAGCCGGCTTTATCAGTATCGAGGGCCGCCGACTTCTCAACGAGCCAGCGATTGCGCGCGTCACAAAGACGAGCATCCTCGGCAACGTCGACAATGTGAAGCACTGGTACCTGAAAACAACTGCAGGCTTTGCGGTGATCCATGCAGGTGGAACAGTCCAGATTACGTCAGCGAATGCGACGGGTCGTGTCGCCCAACAGCTCGAGCGTCTCATGCCTGGAATTGCACGCACGGCAAACATTGCCAAGGTGACCAAATTTGACGCGCGACTCAAGGTGAATCGGCGTATGAACTTGAACAAGTTTTATGAGACATTTGTCACCGATTTCGATAAGAAAGGAACCGTGATTTATGAACCCGAACTTTCCACCCGCATTCAGATCAAGTGGAAGTCGCCGGCGATGACGCTGATGATTTACATGTCAGGGCTCATTCAGGTGTTTGGAGCGTCAAAGCCGGTCGAAGCTCAAAAGGTGGTTGCCGAGATTTTCAACAAGACGGTCGCTCACGCCGACATTTTCAAGCGTGAATCCCATCTGAACAGCACGGGACGCCGAGTTGCCGGGAGCTTTGCAGGTGGGTGGGGTGCACCGACGCTCACAAAGACTGAAAAGGCGTCCAAGGCGGCTGGAAATAAGCTCAATGTGCGTCACGCACGCGTCAATGGGTACAATCACGTGCCTGGTCCAGGTCAGTACGTGCGTCCCGGGCCAAATGGCGTACCGCGCTTGTACAACACCAAGGGGAACATGTCCCTTTCGGCGACCAAGATTGTCAAGGCGTACGAAAAGGCGGGCATCAACATGCCACAGTACTTAAAGAACATGCTCGGCGGTGCATTTGTGTTTTACGGCGCGTCCAAGGGGGCGAATCGCGCTGCCAATTGGAACGCCGCGAAGAATGGCTACTACGTCGCACCGGGACCTGGAAAGCAGCCCCACTTTTACAAGCTGCCCAAGGATCTCAAGGCGGGCTACGTGACGGCCCGGAAGAGGTACAGCGAGGCTGGCGTGAACATGCCTGAGCACGTCCGCCGCAACATCTTCGGCCGGAACAACAATGGATCACCAAACATGGGTGGAGGATCCAACACCCATAGTGTCCAGAACAACAAGGTCAACGGCAAGTCGTACAAAAAATTGACAACCGCTCAACTTGTCGCTGTGGCGCGCAACGTCGGGAATGCAGGTGCGACGAATAAAATGACCAAGGCGGTCCTTTTCGAGCGGATAAAGAGCCGCGCGACCGTAAAGTCAGCATCGCCAGTCCGTGCAGCAAACGTAACAGTAAACGGACGTACCTACACATTCAGCAACGACCCGTTGAACCAGCGCATCGTACGTGGTGAGAAGAAACGCGTATTCAGTACCTTGCCAAAAGAAGAGCGGGAAGCAATCGCGCGCGCGTACCTTGGAAACAACTACACGACGATCAAGGCTAAGAACTGGTACAACACCATGCGTGGCAAGAAGATGTTCCCGAACGCCTGAGCGCGCTACTGGGCAATCTTGAGCACGTCAAACACCTTGTAGACCATGTTGAACAGCTCGTGGCGCGTCTCCGGAATGCGCAAAAGCTCGAGCTCAATCTGATACTCCGTCTCATTCTCCGAGTCGGGGTCATCGGGATCCCCGGATACGGCCGTCACGTCGATCCGAAGATCCTTGCGCAGAAACGAAACTCGCTTCGTGTTGCGCACTTTCGTGTACTCCTCCTCCTCGACGTGAGGACAGGGCGTCTCGGTCGACACGCCGAGCCGAACGTCAAAGAGCTCACCTTTCAGGGACACGTCATCGACGAGCACGCGCTTCTTGATGACGCACTCGGTGATATCCCCCTTGGCATTGTCGTACGTCACGCGACGATTCCCGTCATAGTAAAACTTGCTCGCGTCAGACTCTTCGACGCTCTCCCAGCCTTCATACTTGTGGAGGCGCCGAACCACCTTGTCGTACGTCTCCTTCCCGACGTTCGTGTCAAACGATCCGCGGTTGAGCTTGCCGAAGCGAATCTCAATCTCACGATTGGGCTTTTGGTTGCGAATGAGCTGCTCCCAGTGGTCAAAGAATGCCTCCATGTTTCGAGTTAGAGATACAGTGCACCTCCTCTCTATATGCCGAAAGGTCTCGCAAATCTCGGAAACACGTGCTACTTCAATGCGGCGATTCAGTGTCTGTCTCACGTTCCCGATCTCACGAACCGTTTGCTTCACACACCCTATGAAGGACCGTGTGAAGTGACCCGGGAGTACTCGAGTCTCATCAAGAACATGTGGCGCAAGGATCTTCAGCCGAATCCACGTGCGTTCCACCAGGCGTTCACGCGCAAGTACACGTCGTTCGCCAATCTTCGGCCGCACGATGTTCAGGAGGTTGTTCTCTCTCTGATTGACACATTCGAAGGTGCGCTCGGGGTTGGTTTTGTACAGTCGATATTCAACGGGACGGATACCCAGGAGGTGACATACCCAAAAGGGGTTTCGAGAAAGGATCAGGACATTACGACGGTCGTCGTCACACCGTGGGAGCAAAACCTACCTCTCGACGAGCTTCTGAAGAGGCGCGGAAGTTACGAGGCGTTTTCGGGCTACATTGACGATGCCGGACAAGAGTACAATGCGGCTGTCACACGCACGTTCATCTCCAGATGGCCATCTATAGTTATCGTGTCCTTTAGTCAGTACGATGCCAAGTACATGGTCAACGTACCGCATACGTTCAACAACAATTCGCTCTTTGGTCTCGTGGTACACTACGGACACTATGTCGGTGGTCACTACGCAGCCTATGTCAAACACAAGGGGGTCTGGCGGTACTATGACGACGACACGGTCGTAGAGCGCGATCCACCCGAGTCGGGCGAGTACTACATGGCCTTCTACAAGAAGATCAAGGGCAAGGGCTTCGTCCTTGGGTAGGGAGGTCAAGGACCTTCGGTCCTTGGAATCAAAAACCAGGTTTTGTCTTGACCAGTCGCATGACCCCGTGTCAACTTTCACGCACACAATGGACGACAAGCTTGCCGCCTCGATCGCCAAGTTCAAGGAGTCGACGCTAAAACTCAACGCCTCCCGACCATCGACAAAAGTGACTGAGTACGTGACGCCGAAGAATGCAGACTCGACCAGCGTGAAGACAAAACGCGCAGCGGCTGCAAAAAGGGAGGGACCAAAATGCACTGCACACACGCTCGAAGGGCGACAGTGTCAATTCAGTGCGACGCATGGACTCTTCTGTAAGAAACATTTCTCGATGATGTAATAGAGATGGTGTTGTTTGTCAATGCCCTAGGTGGCCAGGCGTCCTTTACAATCTCGCTCGCGGCGCTCACCCCAGTAACAGGTGTCTCGTGGACATATACAGGTCTCCCAGCGAGGAATGGGTCGGGTGTTTCATTTAGATCGTCGGACGATTCGGGAATCACATTCACGGCGTTTAGAGGGTTTGTAAATAATCTGTCAAACATGACTGTCCGAGCTACGCTTGAAAATTCCACAACGACTGCGGCAACGTTCGATATTAGCTCTGGATCAGGTGCAATCCTTCCGGCAACCAACTCTTTCGTGGAACTTGGCGTCACGAACGGTCTCGTTGCCCAATACGATCCGGGAAGTTGGAACGGTACAACGAATATATGGTCTGATAAATCGGGCAACGGAAACAACACATCACCGGGTGACGTTCGGGGCGTGATTACGTACGATACGACCAATGGGCTTCTTTATGGCAGTACCAGTGACGGGCTCAAGTTTCCGGCGCTCGGAACGACGGCCAACTATACGTTCATCCACTTGGCCAAGTATAACAACGGCGCCAAGAAACGTATTTTCCAGGGTGTCACTGAAAATTGGGCGTCTGGGTTTTATGATGGAAAGGCGGGTGTCGCGTTCCATAACGGGTACATCACCGCACCGACGGACCTCTACGGGTACAACTGGGTCATTTCATCCGATCAGAGAAATCTTTATCGGGCACAGAGTGTCGATTTCACGAGTGGAACGGCCGGTTCGCCCGGGTACCCAACTCGTATCGGCCTCAACTTTGGCGCGGCGACAACCGAGTATAGCGATTGGGCCGTCGCAGAGGTTCTCATTTATAACCGTCTGCTCACTGCGACTGAAATGCTTTCGGTCGAAAACTACCTTCGGGCCAAGTATCCATCACTGACGATCCAGATTGATACGACGACCGGTGCATCCTTCACAATCCCACAATCGAACCGTGGGCTAGCAGTAGGTTCAGTCGTCTGGACATTCAAAACCCCCCTCCCGGCAGGCGTGTCGTTTACCGGTTCGACACAACTTGGTGCGTCATTTTCGATCGCGA